TTCACGGTCGAAGACGGGCCGGACATGCCGTCCTGGTACACGCTTCTGCGTCGCGGCAAGCGCCCCGACTACTTCACGACCTGCCTTCCCTGGCCACAGAAGGGCCCCGGCGTGATGATCCCCATCGGCAACGTGAACGTCGTTCCGCGCGGCACGACCGCCGGGCCGACGTTCTCGCCCTACGCCAGCCAGTCGAACGACGCGCAGCTCCGGACCACGGCGACCGCCGCTGGTTCCGGCTACGGCGCGGTCGGCTTCCCGTACACGGGAGACTCGACGCTCATCTGGCAAGACCCGCAGCTCATGGTCTCCGACGAAGTCGGCGACGTCGGCACGATCAACTCCCTGCGCACGGCCTTCCAGATTCAGAAGCTGCTCGAGCGCGACGCTCGCGGCGGCACCCGGTACATCGAGCTGCTCAAGGCTCATTTCGGGGTGACGAACCCCGACTTCCGCCTGCAGCGCCCCGAGTTCCTCGGGGGCGGCGAGATCGCGATCAACATCAACCCCGTGGCGCAGACTTCGGGCACGCCGAACGATGCCGCCCAGGGCTACACGATGACGCCGCAGGCGAACCTCGCCGCCTACGGCACCGCCGGCGGCAACGGGATCGGCTTCACCAAGTCCTTCACCGAGCACGGGTTCATCATCGTCCTGGCGGCCGTGCGCGCGGACCTGAGCTACCAGCAGGGCCTTCACCGCATGTGGACCCGGTCCACGCGCTACGACTTCTTCTGGCCCGCGTTCGCCAACCTGGGCGAACAGGCCGTGCTCAACAAGGAGCTGCACTACTCCGACGCTCCGACCAACAACAAGAACGACCAGGTCTTCGGCTACCAGGAACGGTGGGCCGAGTACCGGTACGGCCTCTCGAAGATCACGGGCCTGTTCCGCTCGGGCCACGCCCAGTCGATCGACATCTGGCACCTCGCGCAGGACTTCGGTCCGTCCACCGCCGACGCTCCGACGCTCTCGGCCGAGTTCATCGAGGACAAGCCGCCCGTCGACCGCGTCGTGGCGGTGACGGATGAGCCCCAGATCCTGTTCGACTCCTGGTGGAACCTGAAGTGCACCCGGCCGATGCCGAGCTACTCCATCCCTGGCATGGTGGATCACTTCTAGCCATGGCCTGGACCGACCTGGTCGGGCCGCTCGCCGGTGGACTGATCTCCACCGGCGGGTCGGCTATCTCGACCTCCATCAACATCCGCGAAGCGGAAAAGAACCGCGCCTTCCAGGAACGCATGAGCAACACCGCGTATCAGCGCTCCGTCGCAGACATGCGGAAGGCCGGAATCAACCCCATGCTGGCCGCCTTCAAGGGCGGGGCTTCGACCCCCTCTGGCGGCCAAGCACAATCACAACTGGACTTCAAGCCCCTCGGCGAAGGAATCGAGTCCGCGGGCAAGATGAAGTCCCTCGAACTCCCCCGGCTCGCTCTCGAAGCGAAGGGCGTCGATGCTTCCGCGAAGGAACAGGAAGCACGCGCCCGCAACATCGACGCTGACACACAGGAACGCTTCCTCACCATGATGGCGAAGCTCGACCTGATGAAAGCTCAGCGTCACTCCGCTCACGAGGCCGGGGAGTACTCCAAGCGTCAAGGCCCACAGCAAGACGCCAAGAACGAGATCTCCCGCGCCGTCACCGAGCTGCTCCGTGGCGTGCGCGGGTTCTTCGATCTCGACCCCGCGAAGCGGGAGCCGGGCAAGGCTCCCCACGAGGACAAGGTCCAGCCGTACATCGACTACTTCCTGGGCAAGCCTGAGGGCACCGACGGCACGATCTCGCTCCCGAAGCCTCGGGATGAGTCTCCGATGTATCGCTGGATTCTGGACGTCCTCAGCGACCTCAAGAACGGAGACACCGCCCCCGGCGAAAAGTCCGGGGGCACGAACAGCGCGAAGCGCACGAAGGCCGTCGAAGACGCCCTGGACAAGGCGCGCAAGCGCAAGATCGGATACTGAAAGGAGGTGAATCCATGTCTCGGAAGCGTAAGCCTGCGGGGAAGGGCGCTCGTCGCCAGTTCTCCCGCACCGCCGCGCACGTCCATCCTCGGAACGTGCCGCGCGGGCTCCCCATGCGAGGCGGCATCAGGCTCTGATGGCCTGCTTCCACCCCTTGGCCGCCTGGAAGGCGCGCACCGCCCACCCCTCCTCGGGGCGTCGTGGCGTGTCCTTTCAGGCGGCCATTTCCTACAAGGATCGACCTGTCGATCTCCCATGCGGCCGCTGCGTCGGCTGCCTCAAGGATCGCGCTACCTCCTGGTCGATGAGGTGCGAACATGAAGCGTCGCTCTACCTCGACAACTGGTTCGTCACCCTCACGTACTCGGATAGTGCGATCCCTCCTGGCGGGAGTCTTTGTCCCGCCGACCTCCAAAATTTCTGGAAGCGTCTGCGCAAGGCGTTCGGCAAGGGCCCTCGCTACTACGCTTGCGGTGAATACGGGTCGACCACTGCTCGCCCGCACTACCACGCGCTCATTTTCAATCTTCCTCTGCCTGACGCTTCTCTGCCTCTCCGGGTGCGCCCTGGCGATCTGCCTGAATACTCATCCGAGCAGCTCGCCCGCCTCTGGCCACACGGAGATATCTTCATCGGAACCTTCACACCGGCCGCCGCCGCCTACGTCGCCAAGTACATCACCAAGCGAGCGGGAGCCGAGCAACTCGAAGGGCGAGAGCCCGAATTCCAGGTGATGAGCCGACGCCCTGGCATCGGCGCGACCTGGTGGGAACGGTTCCACAAGACCGACATGCGCAACGGCGTCATCGTCGTTCCCGGGGGCGCCACGATCAAAGCTCCCCGGTTCTACATGAGCCGCCTGGAACTCCGTTCCGGTCGGCGATACCGCGCGGCTCGCCGCGCAAGGCGTGCCAAGGTCACGCCACCCACTCTCGAAGACCTGCGGCGCAACTCTGCAAAGGAGGACTTCCAACTCGCACAAAAAACGTTCAACGACAGTAAAAACAGATCAAGTAACCCACAGTAAACAATCCAAAGCTGCAGTCACCAAACGTAACATGTGCGGAAACGGTCCCCTGACTAACAGTCAACGCCGCGAGGTCTTAGCGAGGGGGGTTGGGGGGGCACCGGAGGTGCCCTCCCCCGGCGAGCGAGCCGGGCCGACGTGCCCGAAGGGCACGGGCCCGGCTTCCACGGCTCGCCACCTTTTCCCACCGGAAAAGACTTGACAGAAGCTGTCAAACCGCGTCCGCTCTCGGACGCATCGCTCAGGGCAACGACGCCCTACCTACGAGGAGGAACACCTGTGACGAGTCAGACCAACACGCGAAACCGCCAGCCGGTCTTCGCTCTCTACGACATCAAGTCGGACGTCTACACCCTGCTCAACCACAACGGGACCGCGCCGGAACTGGTGCGGTCCTATCAGGCCTTCATGGAGGATCCGCGCTCGGAGACGAGCCCCCTCCGCCGCCACGCCGCAGACTTCTGCGTCTACCAGCTCGCGTGGTTCTACCCGGAGGACGGCTCGTTCGATCACATCGAGCGCAAGCTCATCCTCCAGCTCCTGGACGTGACGCCTGCGGAGCGTCCCGTCCAGATCCCCTCAACCCCGCCGGAGGCCAAGTCGTGAACTTCCCCAGGTCACGTTTCACACCCTCGCCGCGCGTCGTCTCCGACGTTCGCGGCGAACCTCGCACCGAACAGCGCTATGCGCAGGAGTGCGACATCAACACCCTCATGGCGAAGTACATGAGGACCGGCCAGCTTCCCGAAGGGATCCGCGTCGGGACCTACGGCGACTTCGCCCAGGTCACCAACTACTTCGACGCGCAGATGCTGGTCCAGACAGCGGAGGCCCAGTTCATGGCCCTCCCGGCCAAGGTCCGGGCCCGCTTCCAGAACGACCCCGCGCAGCTCCTGGCGTTCGTCCACGACCCCGCAAACCGCGCGGAGGCCCAGGACCTCGGCCTCCTCGCTTCCGAGGGCCCACAGGCGAAGCCAGGGCCCTCCACGACGGTCCCTGAGGGCACCCCGCCCTCCAAGGAACCTTCCTCGTCGTAACCTCGGGGGGGCCCCCAAGGCCCCCCCGTCTCCGCACATACTCCTTCTTGATAAGTATGTGCGGACTGACACCAACTGGAAAAGACTCGGCTTTTCCCCTTCAGTCCCTCTCTAACCTCTTGAAATAACTAACCCACACTTGCCGTGAAAACGGCAACCCCTTGGAAAGACTAGAAATGGCACATTTCGACACGACCCCTCGGGCTTCCATCCCTCGCTCGGTCTTCGACCGCTCGCACGGCCACAAGACAACCTTCGACTCGGGCTACCTCGTGCCCGTCCTGGTCGACGAGGTGTTGCCGGGCGACACGTACAACGTGAAGGCGTCCATCTTCGCGCGGCTCGCCACGCCGATCGTCCCGATCATGGACAACCTCTACATCGACTTCTTCTCGTTCTTCGTGCCGAACAGGCTCCTCTGGAAGAACTGGACGAAGTTCATGGGCGAGGAAAACAACCCGGGCGACACGACCGACTACGTGATGCCCACGATCCTCGACGCCGGGTGGGCTGGTCCCACTCCCGGCACGATCTGGGATTACTTCGGGCTCCCCATCGGTCAGGGGTCGCCCTTCCCCATCGCGAAGGTCTGCTCGCTGCCCTTCCGCGCCTACAATCTGATCTGGAACGAGTGGTTCCGAGATCAGAACCTCCAGG